CAGAGAATATCATGGCACTCGAGCGATGTGAGACGACGACCAACTGCTCCTTTGAACTTGGCGACGCAAAACTTATAAAGTTCTTCCAAGGGTCCGGGTCCACTAGCTCGTCCTCCGAAAGTTTTAAGACGTGCTCCTGCAGGACGAACTCTTGATACGTCGAACTTTGGAATCTCGCCAGAGTAGAGCAAAGCCAATAACTGGCGGAGCGATTTCGCCCATCCTTCTTTAGAATCCGAAACAACAATAGAAGTCTTACTATCAAACAACTGCTCCGGGACTTCAGGTAATTTTTTAACATATTGCTGCTCCACAGAGAAACCGACACCAGTGCCACAGAGAAGGATATACATCGCTTCGTCAAAGGCTTTAGGGTCGTCAATAGGTAGATAAGAACAGTTGAATGCTGCCACGTTCTGACGCTCTAAGGCAGGTCCTGCTGTCATGATTGCTCGCATAGACGGTACTACATCTAATTGAGTTACTGCTGTCTGTAATTCTTTACGTAATTCAGGTGTTAGCTTGTAATTCTGTTTTGTCTCTAAGTGCTTCTCCATAAAGTCAAAGTAACGAGCTACTGTCTCGTTCCAGTGTTCTCTACGTCCCTTATCATCGAGATACCGACTATAACGGCTCTTAGCGATGAAAGTGTTGTATGGAGTCATTTGATATTTATCTGTCATTCTTCTTCTTCCCAGTCTACTAAATCTAAAAATACTTCAGGATTTTCTTCTATATCGTCAGCAAAAACATTGACGAGGTCTTCTGAGTTTTTATTTAAACGCTCCAGAAGAGTAACCTCGTCAACACCTTTGAGACGCTCTTTTAATTCTACAAGCGTCAGGGGAAACATTTATTTCTTATCCTTCATATAATACTTCTCTTTTACTACATCGTGGTTTGCAATTAAGAAATCAATATAATGTTTGGCTTTGCGTAAATCTTCAACACCATTCTTATGCGGAAATCTTAGTATATATTTTACCACATTTGCAGTCCACGGGTCAAGGTCCCAAGCAAGAAAAATATCCCAAGGCTGTAATGCACCTTTTTGGTAATGATCTCCACCAACTTGTGAAGACTTTACGTGCTTAACTTCATCTTCTACTGGATGAAACTTCTGTAACCCCTTGAAGTACTCTTCCAAGGTAAATTCCGTATAGTTTGTTCTAAAAGAATCTGCTACGTTTGCATTACGTACAATGTCTTCTATAGTTTCGTAACCGTAAGGCGCTGGCATCGCTACTGGGCTGTTATCCATGATGTTTTACCTCTACTGTCCTTTTAATCGATTTAGTTCCTTGAGACCAGCTTCCACAATCTTTACATTGATACCTTTGATATGTACCAATAGAAGAGATAGCTGTACCACGCTTTTGTAAGCGATGTCCAGAGCAAGTAGGACACACGACATCACTAGTGTACAAGTTGTGATTTGGATGAGTCTTAATCCAAGGAAGCATTTTACCGTACAACGATTCAAGCAACACTACGTCTTGAATATTATAGGTTTCCATGGTCTTCCAAGCATCGTTGTCACCCTTCATACATTTTGTCCAAAGCTCCATACCAGCGTGTTCAGTCTTCTTACCTAGACCAAGCCGTTGGGATACATAATCCAGCTTATTAGAAGGAAATCTAAAGTTACTACGAACCACACGAAGTAAGTCAATCTGTTTATAAGGCGATGGTGGATTGTAACCATGTAAGATGAATTCCTTGTTAAGTGTAGGAATGTCAAACTTAGTACCGTTATAATGCACCACAGCGTCAGCTTCGTCCAATAATACATGAATACCTTTCAGCATTGCTTTCGGTTTAGAGTTGTGTACAGAATCAAACATTACTTCGTCTTCATCCAGCCACTTAGCAGCCCAACACAGAATGTTAGAAGAATCGATGATGTGATTAGGTGAGATGTTCTGATCCCAGATGCCCCACACGTAAGCAGTCATCGGCGAAGTCTCTATATCAAGCAAGAGAATCTTCATTCGTCATCACCCCAAGGAGATTCAGCATCTTCACGCTCTTTATCAAAGCCACGAGCTATCGAGTATGCATCGTTAGAGATTGTACGTTCACCGATAACAGAATAGTCATCAATCTTATAATCACTAATAAATGCAATCTTTTCTTTGACTTCGTAACTGTACTGAGCACTTAAGAAATCTGCAAACTTAACTACTAATTCAGTCCACTGCGTATCAGCTTCGACAACAAATACATTTGTAAGGACGTTGTTTTCTTCTTCAAGAGTAAACGTCAACTTCATTGGATATTGAATCGTCATTTTGTACCTTTCACAAGTAGTAATACATCAATTTGGTGCTGTAAGTCTTTAATCTTTTGAACCAGATCTAAGAAGTGTTCTGCGTCTACGAGTGCTAGAGGCTTGCTTAGGTTCTGCTTCAAAATAACTAAAGGTTCAATTAATCCGTGCGTCTTTGCTTGTTCATAGTCCTTGTACACAGCGATTGCTTTTCTGTTTTTGCATTCGATCGTATAAGTAACCAATTGACGAGCAGCCGTAGATAACTGTACATCTTCTCCACCCGCTCCCATGCTTGTTGACCGTACATCATCAATGGTCAGCGTAGGGAACCGCTGGAGTATCTGATCCCGTGTCCACTGCTGTAGCTTTCTTCCCTTTGCTTTTGCGCTTTGCGGTTTCAAGTTTAATCTCTTTCCTTTTTGTGAGCATCTTCTTCGGGATTGTGATACTGTTATTACACATTCCTTCAGTTATTGTTCCGGCTAATTCAATCTGTTCATCATCTTCAAAGACAACAAACCCAACTGTTTTACATCTTAAATCTTCTCTCTTTGCTTCGTGCCATTCGCCTTGTGCTAAAGCGTCTAACCACTCAACTAAGACAAGCTTGGCGGTGTCCAAAGTTGACCGTGGTCTCTTTGGAGCCACAAGAGCTGACCGTTCTCCAAGACTCGCTCCTCGTTTCCGTTGTATGCTTCGAGACAAGCAAGATACATTTCGTTTTCTGTTTTGCATTCTTTAAGAATCCTTTGTGCTTTGACGGGACCAATCCCTTTAAGACCAATGATGTTGTCAATTCGATCTCCAGTAAGTATTTGAATATAAAAGCTTTTTAGACCTTCAAATTCAGTGACGTGATACTTTTCTTTCTTGCGGTAGTTGTAGTGCCATCCTCGAAGTTGATTAAGGTCTTTATCAATGTGTACCATAATCATTTCGTCTTCAGGGATAGCATAACAAGCTATTGCAACAGCATCGTCTGCTTCTATGCCATGCGTCATCATAAAGCCGTACTTGACCTGTAAGTGTTCACGTAAGGCTAAATAATGAGCAGGCTTAGGAGCTACACGAGTTCCTTTGTAAGGAGCAGTCTTAGCTATGTCGTTACGGAAGTTTCCTTTACCCGTTAACCAACCAAAGTAAGTATCTGCTCCTACATCAGAAAGAATCGTATCGACAGCTTCGTTCATCCTCCACTTAGCTAAAGGCTCTTCAATGTCTTCACTGGAGAAGCCAATAGCATAGACGAGTGAGTCAGCGTCGATTAAAGCTCTCATTACAGAACGTCGTCCAAAGCTTCTTCAGGAGCAACGTATGTAACTACTTCTGTCACAACTAATGAGGAAGGCTTGCCTTTAAGCGCAACAATAGAAGGAGAGAAGCCATGCTTCTTCGACATCATTGTCTCGTAGGAAGTCAACTCTACATTTACTTTTGTACCGTTACCAATAGCTTCCAAAGGGACTGGGTTTCCTTTGTTGTCTACAGGAATGTGTGGAAAGATACTCTTGGCTAAAATGAAATGACCTTGAGACTCTTTAAACTTCGGTTCAATCTGAAGAATAGACTTTAGCTTTGCACAGTCTTCTTCGCTGATATTACCGATTACACACTCGTACTTGTTGTTCTCACGTCCGGGAACGTCAAAGGTGTGGTTAATCTCACCCATCCATCTTGCCCAAAACAATTCTCCCTTGATAGCTACAGGGGTTGTGATCTTCTTAAACATATTATATCCTTTACTAGGTTAGTTAAATACTGCTTTATCATTATACCACATTTACATCTACTGCAACGTCATTTCTTGATCTTTGTCGCCATTTTGCAACACATCTAAAGTTCGCTCTAGAATCTCAATTACATACTCATGTTCTTCTGATGTATATACCATGAGATAACCCTCAAGCTCACCGATGGTTACCATTGGCACAAAGCCTTCTGGGATAGGTTTATCTGTCATGGTGCTTTGTGTGCCTCTTCCATTGCCTTAGCATAATCTTTCATTGTCAAAAGTTCTTTTTCAAGCTTGTTAAGATTATCTATAATTTCTGATAAAGATGTACCACAGCGTAGCTGTAGGAATACGATTTTCTTAAGTCATCCATCAATGTGTTTCCTTCCAATTGTTTCCATATTTAAATTCACCAGTTAGAGGACAACGCATCTCTAACACTTTACCTGCTTCCTCAATCGATTCGACACCAAGTCTTCCAACTTGTTCTGCAAACGTCCAAGGCACTTCAAT